CTATTGCACAGAATAAAGGTTTGGCTGTATACAAACGTGTAGAACCAGAGCACAACTATATCATAACTGTTGACGTTGCGCGTGGTACGAGTCAAGATTATTCTGCATTCTGCGTTATGGACACTACTACAGTGCCATACGAAATGGTTGCTAGATATAGAAACAATGAAATCAAACCGATTGTTTTCCCCAATATTATTGTAGACGTAGCAAAGAATTATAATAATGCTTACATTCTATGTGAAGTAAATGATATTGGTGGTCAGGTTGCAGATATCATTCAATTTGATCTAGAGTACGAAAATTTATTGATGGCAGCAATGCGCGGACGTGCAGGGCAGCAGTTGGGACAAGGTTTCTCTGGTAAGAAAACTCAACTGGGTGTTAAGATGTCCACCGCTGTTAAGCAAGTTGGATGCTCTAACCTCAAAGCACTTATCGAAGAAGATAAACTAATCATTCCAGATTACGATACGATTGCTGAACTAACTACATTCATTGTCAAGGGTCAGTCATTTGCCGCAGAAGACGGGTGTAATGATGACCTTGCTATGTGTCTTGTCATCTTTGCTTGGATGGCAATGCAAGAATACTTCAAACAGATGCATGACAATGATGTCAGGCAGCGCATCTACGATGATCAAAGAGAAAATATCGAGCAAGATATGGCACCATTTGGATTCATCAATGACGGACTTGAGGATGAATACTTCGCAGATGCTCAGGGAGATGTTTGGCAAGTCGCGGAATATGGAGATCGTAGCTATATGTGGGAGTTCAGGTAAGTTTTCAAAAATATAAATAATCCTAGACAACCGATGTTGGAATCACTAGGAGACTTTTAAACATGGCAGCTAATCAATCCTCGCCAGGTGTCGTAATTCAGGAAAGAGACCTAACTACGATCACTACTTTATCTACCGCAAATATTGGCGTGCTTGCGGCACCTTTTGAATCAGGTCCTGTAGAAGAAATTGTTGAAATTGCATCTGAGAGGGAACTTGCCGATCGTTTTGGCAAACCCAATGATCTGAACTATGAGTACTGGTTTACTGCATCCCAGTTCCTCGCATACGGTGGTGTTCTGAAAACCATTCGTGTTACCTCTACAAACCTCAAAAACGCAGTTGACAGTGGTACTGCACCTCTGATCAAAAATACACAGGATTACGAAACATCATACCTGAACGCTGCAAATAACTTTAAGTGGGCTGCTAAAACTCCTGGCACTAAGGGCAACTCCATCGGCATCTTTATGACCGACTCTGGTGCTGACCAAGTTCTGATTTGTCCCGCTCCTGGCTCTGGTAACGAGCACGAGTTCGTAGACGACGCTGCACTGACTGCTGCATCTGGCGCTGCTGGTAAAGTCTTCAAGTATTCCTTGGTTCTGACTGTTGAGTCTGTTGTTGGCGACTTCACTCCTGGTACTTCGACAACCATTGCTATTTCTGGTTCTAACGAAGCAGTTACTGTTGAAGCATGGGATCCCGCTAACAAGAAACTGGAAATCGCACTTCCTTCTGGTGGTGTTACTGGTATCATCGCTGCTGGTCAGACTGTAACTCAGGGCACTAACACTTGCGATATCGCAGCTAGTGGTGTTGAGCGTAAACTCTATGTTGCTCTGAACAAAGACAGTATTGAGTTTGCTGCTAACGATGTTGTACAAGATACAAACAGCACTAACGTCACTGTTTCTTCCGCTCGCTTCGAGTATGCTGAGCGCGAGTATCTCCCTGGTGAGAAGTGGATTAACGTTGCTCCTCGTCCTGGCACTTCCTTGTTTGCGAACAATGTAGGTGGTCATCGTGACGAACTGCACATCCTGGTGATTGACGTTGACGGTAAGATCACTGGTACAACTGGTGCTCTGCTTGAGCGTTTCATCGGTGTTTCTAAGGCATCTGATGCTAAGACTTCCGTTGGTGAAACTAACTACTACGTCGAAGTTCTGAAGCAGAGATCTCAATACCTCTTCTGGGGTGAGCACGAGACTGGCGTATTCAACGCAACTGCTACTCCTGCTGATGGTAACTGGGGTCTGAGTTCTGCTCGTCAGTTCAACCTGCTCCGTTCTACTGCTGGTTCTCAGTCCTATCCCGAAGGTCGTAACGTTATTGGTTCTATCGGCAACGCTACTTACTACTATCGTCTTGCTTCTGGTGCAGACTACACCACGGTTGGTGGCGTATATACTGTAAGCAACACTGATGTTGCTACTGCATACGAACTGGTAGAAGATCCTGAGTCTCAAACCATTGACTTCATCTTGACTGGTCCTTCTGGTCCTGATGATGCATCTGCACTTGCTAAGATCACTTCTCTCGTAAGTCTTATCGAAGAGCGTCGTGACTGCATGCTGTTCGTTTCTCCTCGTAGAGCAAACGTCATCGGCATCAGCAATGCAACTACTGCAACTGATAACCTGATCAAGTTCTTTGATCTGCTTCCTAGCAGCAACTACATGGTCTTTGACTCTGGTTACAAGTACATCTACGATAAGTACAATGATGTCTATCGTTACGTTCCTTGTAACGGTGACGTTGCTGGTCTTTGCCTGCAAACTACTGAAGTTGCAGAACCTTGGTTCTCTCCTGCAGGTTTCGCACGCGGTCAAGTTAGAAACTCCATCAAACTTGCATACTCCCCCAATAAGACCCAGCGTGACAGACTGTATGCTGCACGTATCAACCCAATCGTTTCGTTCCCTGGTCAAGGCACAGTCCTCTTCGGTGACAAAACTGCACAAGGATTCGCTTCTGCATTCGACAGAATCAACGTCCGCCGTCTGTTCCTCACCATCGAGCGTGTTATCGGCGGTGCTGCTAAAGCACAACTCTTCGAGCAAAACGATGAGTCACAACGTTCCCTCTTCCTCAACATTGTTGAACCTTATATGAGAGACGTTCAAGGTCGTAGAGGTGTTACTGACTTCCTGGTCAAGTGTGATGCTTCTAACAACCCACCTGAAGCAGTTGACCGTGGTGAGTTTGCCGCAGAGATCTTCGTCAAGCCCACACGCACAATCAACTACATCACTCTGACCTTCACTGCTACTCGCACAGGCGTTAGCTTCGCTGAAGTCGCTTCCTGATATAAATACACTTAACCGTGAGAGTCCCTACGGGGACTCTTTTTTTGTCTGAAAATATCATTTGTACTAAATATTAACGACGGAGACAACTAAAAACAATGGCAAAAAGAGGAACACTTGACGATTTTAAAGCAAATGTCGCTGGCGACTTTGCGCGTCCCAATTTATTCCAAGTAGATCTTGCTTTCCCTCAAGTTCTGAACAACGATGCTTCGCTCGTAGATCTCGGTAAGTTTACAGTTCGCGCAGCGAACCTGCCTTCTTCCCAGATCGGCGTTATCGAAGTACCCTTCAGAGGTCGTGTTCTGAAAATTGCAGGTGACAGAACCTTTGAACCTTGGACAATCACTATTCAGAACGATTCTAAGTTCATCCTTAGAACCGCATTTGAAAAGTGGGCATCTTCAATCCAAGCATATAACGAGAACTTTACTGCTGCAGCAGGTCTTGGCGATGCTGATGACGCAACTGGTTACTTCGCTGACATGGTTGTTCACCAGTTAGCACGTGACGCTAAGGACAGCGAGGCACCTAAGATCCTCAAGTCCTACAAGTTCTATAACGTCTTCCCCAGCAACATTGCTGCGATTGATCTGGACTTCAGCAACAACGATGCGATCGAAGAGTTCACAGTTGAACTGCAGACCCAATACTGGACTCCATTCCAGGCGGGTGACTGATCTAATAAATAGATCCAGGACCAATCTAGTAGAACATAATGGCAAATCAGCTCTTCGGATTTTCACTTGAAAGAGCGAAGAAGGTCCCCAAGGGGCCTTCTTTTGTTCAAAAAGACAATATGGATGGTTCGCAACCTATTGTAGGTGGCGGATACTATGGATATTCCGTTGATTTTGACGGTACTATCCGCAATGAGTATGAACTTATCACCCGTTATAGGGAGATGGTTTTGCAACCCGAGTGTGACAGTGCAGTTGATGATATCGTAAATGAAACAATTTGCGGTAACTTTGATGATGTACCAGTTGAGTTGGAACTCTCCAACTTAAAGGTGTCGGATAAAATTAAGAAACTCATGAGGGAGGAGTTCGACGAGATTCTCCGTCTCTTGGACTTTGAAAATCGTGCATATGAGATCTTCCGTAGATGGTATGTTGACGGAAGACTCTTTTATCACAAAGTAATTGACCCTAACAATCCCAGTGGTGGACTTGCAGAATTGCGTTATATCGATCCTCGCAAGATTCGCAAGGTAACCGAATACGAACAGAAGAAACCTGAGCAACTCAGAACTCAGGATCTCAATACTCAACTGACGCAGAAAGCAGCGGAGTATTTTCTGTACAATCCCAAGGGTCTAAAAAATTCTACGAATCAGGGTATGAAAATTACCACTGATTCTATCACATATTGTCACTCAGGTATTCAAGACCTGAACAAAAATATGACACTTAGTCACCTGCATAAGGCGATTAAGGCAGTCAACCAACTGAGAATGATTGAAGACTCTCTGGTTATCTACCGTTTGAGTAGAGCACCTGAGCGTAGAATCTTCTACATTGATGTTGGTAATCTTCCTAAGAACAAAGCGGAGCAATATCTCCGTGAAGTTATGGGACGCTATAGAAATAAACTTGTATATGACGCAAACACAGGCGAGATCAAGGACGACAAAAAATTCATGTCGATGCTTGAAGACTTCTGGTTACCCAGAAGGGAAGGCGGTAGAGGAACTGAAATCTCTACGCTCCCAGGTGGACAAAATCTTGGAGAACTTGAGGATGTCAAATACTTCCAAAAGAAACTCTATAAAGCACTGAACGTACCAGGTTCTAGATTAGAAACTGAAACTACGTTTAACATCGGTCGCGCAGCAGAGATCACTCGTGATGAAGTGAAATTCCAGAAGTTTGTTGCTAGACTTCGTAAGCGTTTCTCTGAACTGTTCATCGATCTTCTCAAAACTCAAGTCATTCTCAAGGGTATTGTAACTCTTGAAGAGTGGGAGGATATGAGAACTCATGTTCAGTTTGACTTCATCGCTGATAACTACTTCACCGAACTGAAAGAGATCGAAATCCGCAACGAAAGAATGAACCAGGTGAATACCATGGATCCTTACGTTGGCAAATACTTCTCGGTTGATTATATTCGCCGTCAAGTTCTTAAGCAAACCGAACAAGAGATTAAGGAGATTGATGACCAAATCGCTGATGAGATGGAATCAGGTGTTATTGCTGATCCTGCAGCGGAAATGGATCCCGCTATGGCTGCTGGCGATGAAGGTGGAGGAGCACCAGCAGCAGAGGTAGCACCCAACGAATCCGCAGTAGATCCTGCTGATGCCCGCAGGGGTGAAATTTAACTTGTCTAAATAATAACACAGTGGGAACATATTATGCCTAGTGATATTGCAAAACAGATCGTCCAACAGATCTTTAGTGATGATAAAGCAGCAGCAATCGATTCTATGAACGATGCGCTTGGTTCTGCTACATATGATGCCATCCAACAGCAAAAAATTGAATTTGCTAAACAGATGGGTTTTAGTCTGGATGATACTGGTCAGGATGTAGCAGATAAAGTATCTGCCGAATTACCTGACGGAACTGCCGAACCTGAAACTGTAGAGGTCGATGGTCGCAAACCTGAAGATCCTCCCGCTCCCGAAGCAACTGCTGACGAACCTACCGAAACAGAAACCGATGAAACTGATAGCTGAAGAAATCACCGCCGTTGACTTTCTGACGGAAGCAACCGAAGATGGTAAGAAGAACTACTTCATTGAAGGCGTCTTTTTACAAGCGGAATTACAGAACCGTAACGGTCGTAAGTATCCTTTGTCAGTTCTGCAGCGCGAAGTTGCTAAATACGATGAGTCTTATATTAAGTCTGGTCGTGCTCTGGGTGAACTCGGTCACCCTGACGGACCCTCTATCAACCTAGATAGAGTATCCCACAAGATCCAATCCCTGAAGGAAGATGGCAACAACTTCATCGGAAGGGCGAAGATTCTTGACACTCCCATGGGCAAGATTGCTAAGAACCTTCTTGACGAAGGTGTAAAACTTGGCGTTTCTTCTAGAGGTATGGGTTCCATCCGCAAAGAAGAAAAGTGCAACGTTGTTTGTGATGATTTTATGCTTGCCACTGCTGCTGATATTGTAGCAGATCCTTCTGCCCCCGACGCATTTGTTGATGGCATTATGGAAGGTAAGGAATGGGTTTGGGACAATGGAATCCTTAAAGAGTCTGCAATTGCAGCAATTAAGGACGAAATCGACCAAGCAACTCTTATTAATCTGCAGGAGCGTAAGGTTTCCGCGTTCGCAGCATTTCTAAAGAGTTTGTGATTTATAAATAAACATAGACAACGCTAAAGCATAACGGAGTTCAAACAAATGGCTGAGACCCTCGACAAAGAGTTAGATAACATGGAGCAAGTGGCCGAAGGTTCCAATGTCGTTACCAAAGATGCAAAACCTGGTGAGAAGATTGATACTTCTAAGGGTGGAGCAAAGAAGGTAATTGATGTCACCTCGGATTCCTTGGAAGGTGCAAAGGGCACCAAGAACGCTGGCGCTTCTGCTGCAGCTGCAGTAGGTAAAGCACCCGTTCCTAGCACCAAACCCAGTGCTGCATCCGCAAAAATGGAGGATACTGAGGATGGCGAAGAAGAAACAATCGCTGAAACCAAGTACGACTTTACTGAGGATGTTGACGCTCTTGTCGCTGGTGAAGAACTCTCAGAAGAGTTCCGCCTGAAGGCAGCAACCATCTTTGAAGCAGCAGTTACTGCTAAAGTCAACACTGAGGTTGCAGCGTTGCAAGAGGCTTTTGAATCTGCCTTGACTGAAGAAGTCGAAAAGATCCAAACAGATTTGGCCGAGAAGGTAGACGACTATCTCACTTATGCCGCCGAGCAATGGATGAAGGAAAACGCCCTTCAGATCGAGCATGGCATCAAGTCCGAGATGGCAGAGTCGTTCTTCAACGGTCTTAAAGGTCTTTTCCTTGAGCACAACTTTAGTGTGCCCGAGGAAAAATTCAACCTGCTTGATGGCATGGTTGAAGAAATTGATGAAATGGAAGCTAAACTCAACGAGCAAATCGACACTAATGTTGCTTTGAACAAGCGCATTGGTGAGTTTGTTAAAATGGAGATTGTGAACGAATGCGCTACGGGACTCGCTGAGACCCAGAAAGAGAAGCTCGCTTCTCTCGCAGAGGGTGTTGAGTTTGAAACTGAAGAAGACTTTAGAAATAAAGTCAATACGATTAAGGAATCCTACTTCACTAGAAAGGCTGAACTTGCAGAGTCTGTAAGCGAACCCACCGAAGAAGCATCGGAACCCCTTGTCGAAGATACCACGAGCAGCACCATGTCGAAGTACGTGGATGCACTTGCACGTTGGTCCAAATAATTGTAAACCCTAACTACTTACTTTTCGGAGAATCAAATGTCTTTACGTCAACTCCAGGAGAAGTGGGCACCCGTACTGAATCACGAAGCTCTTCCCGAGATTGCAGATTCCCATAAGCGTGGCGTCGTTGCACAACTCCTCGAAAACCAAGAAAAAGCACAAGCAGAAGAAGGTCAGATCCTGACTGAAACACTGCAAACAACAGGTTACACTGGCTCTGACACCGCTACTGGTGCAACTGCTGGTTTCGACCCCGTTCTGATCTCCCTGATCAGACGCTCTATGCCTCAACTGATCGCCTATGACATCGCAGGCGTTCAACCCATGACTGGTCCTACTGGTCTGATCTTCGCGATGCGTACGAACTACGGTTCCGAGCGTCGTCCTGCTCAGTCTGGTTACGACGAAGCATTCTTCAATGAGCCTAACGCAGGTTTCTCTGGTGGTGCAGGCACCTCCTATGATCCTGGCGCTTCTAGCTCTGCGAACAACGATGCAGAAGGTAACAACCCTGCTCTCCTCAACGATTCCCCTGCTGGTACTTACGAGCAGACTGGTGATGCAACTGGCATGACCACCGCAACCGTTGAAGGTCTCGATGACGCTACTAGCGGATCCGAGTTCCGTGAGATGGGTTTCTCGATCGAGAAAGTTACTGTAACAGCAAGAGCACGTGCTCTGAAAGCTGAGTACAGCATCGAACTGGCACAGGACCTCAAGGCGATCCATGGTCTGGACGCTGAGCAGGAACTGAGCAACATCCTCTCTACTGAGATCCTCGCTGAAATCAACAGAGAAGTTGTTCGTACCATCTACACCAACGCTGTTGCTGGTGCTCAGAACAATACTGCTAACGCAGGTATCTTCGACCTCGACGTTGACTCCAACGGTCGCTGGTCTGTTGAGAAGTTCAAAGGTCTCCTGTTCCAGATCGAAAGAGATGCTAACGCAATCGGTCAGCAAACTCGTCGCGGGAAGGGCAACATCCTGATCTGCTCCGCTGATGTCGCTTCGGCACTGGCAATGGCAGGCGTTCTGGATTACGCTCCTGCTCTGTCTGGTAACAACGGTCTGATCCCTGATGACACCTCCAGCACCCTGGTTGGTACTCTGAACGGTCGCATCAAGGTCTACGTTGATCCTTATTCCTCCAACGTTGCTGACAAGCACTTCTACGTTGCAGGTTACAAGGGTACTTCTGCTTATGACGCAGGTCTGTTCTATTGCCCTTACGTTCCTCTCCAGCAGGTTCGTGCAATCAACCCCAACACCTTCCAGCCCAAGATCGGCTTCAAGACTCGCTACGGCATGGTCTCGAACCCCTTCGCACAAGGTCTGACCCAAGGTTCTGGCGCTCTGACTGCAAACAGCAACCGCTACTACAGAAGAGTCCAGGTTGCAAACCTCATGTGATATTGGTTCACATACTTCACAGAGACCCTACGGGGTCTCTTTTTTTATGCTTACAATACTTCGTGAAGACTCTTATACAAAAAATAAGAGTTAAATCAAATGGTCAGAATTTGCTGACAATTAGTATAGATAGTAACAGAATTAAGCGAGGTGGAAAAATGATCCCTGACTCAATCTATATTATTGTTCCCAGTTATGGAGGTGAAGACTATGCACAATTTAATGTCTCGCAACCAACTAGACGAATGGCGTCATTTTGAACAAACACTCGATGAATGCGAAGTCGAAAACCAGAAACTGAATGACTACTATGAGTGTCTAATTGAATGCGATCTCACAAACCAATCACAATGTAAACGTATTTGCAAAAGGTTACTCCTATGAACTCAAACCCCTATAAATAACTTTACCGTGTGAAGGAAGTCTTTGAGGGCAGAAATGCCCTCTTTTTTTATGCCTAAATATCTGTACACACTATGAATCGTTATGAAGATTACTGATATTCAGTTTGAAGACTTCATTGGAATTTTTGATACCAACTACGATACATCTGATTTTATTGAGTATTGGCACTACCAAAACAAATGTGGTGCTACGTTCGATAGAAAAGGATTGTTCGGTCAGGAGAGAAAGGCACACGCAAGGATTGACAGTAGTTTAGTTACTGAAGAGTTCATGCTTGACCACTCTTGCGGTTACGAATATATGAAAGTATATAATGAGATTATCGGTAGTTGTTTAGAACACTACATTGACAAATACGAACAACTCCTTCACTATAGATATCAGCAAGTATATCTGAACGTGCAGAGAACACTCCCTCAACAGGGGTATCACGCTTGGCACGATGAGAAGGGTAACTTCGGTTGTAATCGCAGGATTGCTGCGACAATGATGTATCTAAACGATGTGGAAGACGGTGGTGAAACTGAGTTCTTGTATCAAGCAAAACGGTACAAACCAGTAAAGGGTCGTGTTCTTATCTGGCCAGCAGGTTTTACACACGTCCATAGAGGTAACCCCCCTCTCTCTGGCGAAAAGTTTATCGCAACATCCTGGTTAGAAAATATCAACGCATAACATGGCAAACTGGTACGAAGAACAACTAACAAACAGAAATTTTCTGTCTCCTATCGGGTTCGTCTTCATTCTCGATAAGGCAAGGAAAGTTTCGTTCCTATGTCAGAAAGCGGAGATTCCTGAGATTAGTCTTGGCACAGTAGACATTCCAACTAGAGGTTTGGTTCGTATTCCTATCGACGGGAATATGCAATATGCAGACTTCAGTGTGGAGTTTATTGTTGATGAAAACTTAGAGAACTATATGCAGTTGCATAATTGGATGCGTGCCTTAGGTACACCCCAAGAACTGTTTGAAAGAACTGTTTGGAAAGCAGCAAATGAAAAGAATCCGAAACAAGATGTAAAAGTTTCTGATGCTACTCTACAAGTTTTGAACAATAATAACAGAGCAAACTTTGATATTGTGTTCAAAGATTTATTCCCTACAAATCTAAGCACATTGAATTTTGATGTTACAGGAAGTGACAACGATTACTTTACAGCAACCGCAACTTTCAAGTACACTACTTACGAGGTAAGAAACGTTAACAGTGCAACACGAAGATAATTTACCAGAATGGAAAAGACGTGCCCTTGCAGACCCATCAGTGAAATATAAGCAAGCACGTATTATAATGGAAGGACCGAAGTGTCTCACAGATGCTTGGTTTCTTCAAGCAATGAAATTTAAGTATTCTCTTAGTAATGAACCTAGAACAACTTCAGACAATGTGGAAGACTGATTCCAAACTGGATGACGATCTTCACGATAATGATTCTCTGGCAATCCCTCAACTCCATATGAAATACATGGAGTTCTACAACACCTACTCTCTGATGAAGAAAGAGAGGCAGAGTGAGATGCGTGGAATGCTGAAAGAAAAATGGTTGTACTACAAAGGCAAAGCACCTGCTACGGTGTACAAAGAAATGCCGTTTGATCTGAAACTGACAACCAAAGAAGAGATCACTATGTTCATCGATGCAGACGATGACGTGCGAAAACTACAATACAAGATAGACTACATAGATCAAGTTCTCTTCTTTCTTGATGGCGTACTGAGAATGATCAACAGTCGCACATATCATATCAAGAACGCTATTGAGTGGAAGAGGTTTCAGAATGGATTCTAATGAACTACGGACTGTATTACAAAGAAGTTGATTTCAATAGGCAATCAATTGCCACTGTCAGAAAAGCAATTTCAAAAGATCTGGATTGGAAGAAAGGAGAGTTACACAGTAGTCACAGATCGACTAGAAGTTCAGAAGTAGCGTGGGTGAGAGACATAGAACTCTTATCCATGCTTATGCGTATGTCTAAACAGATCAACAGATCTGCTCACTGGAACCTAAACCTTTCGGGTATAGAACCTGTACAGTTTGGTGTATATGGTGAGGGAGACTTCTATGATTGGCACGTTGACCAGCACCCAAGACCAGTTAACGGATTCATCAGAAAGATTAGTATGACTCTCTTCTTGAACGACGACTACGAAGGAGGCGAGTTTGATTTGGAGATATATAGACCAGATGCAGACCCAAGGTACAAAACTTTTAAGTTAAAACCTTGGTCTGCTATTTTTTTCCAAGGAGATCAATGGCATAGGGTTCGCCCTGTCACTTCTGGAGTGAGAAAATCGTTGGTAGCATGGTTTTATGGACCTCCTTATTCGTAAGAAGAATGAAGTTTATCTTAAAGTTGAAGCAGAACCTCACATTAATTATGAGTTAGCAGACTTCTTTACCTTTGAGGTAGAGCAAGCAAAGTATATGCAGAAGCAACGTCGCTGGAAAGGATGGGATGGAAAAATCCGCCTTTTCTCCCCAGCGACAGGAGAGATTTATTGCGGTCTCTTAGACTATCTCATGGACTGGGCGGATGAGAAAGGATATAAGTATCGAATGGAAGACTGTAAGTATTTTGGTCATCCTCTTGAGCAGAATGAATTCATCACTCCTCAGTCGGTAGTTGGTTTCGTAAAATCCTTAGGACTTCCACCTGAGTTAAAGGTACGCGACTATCAATATAAGGCAATATACGAAGCCCTGAAATACAACAGACGATTACTATTATCCCCAACAGCATCAGGGAAATCTCTGATGATCTATGCACTGGTTAGATTCCACACAAACGTTGATAGGAGCGTTCTAATTGTAGTTCCAACTACGTCTCTCGTCGAGCAGATGCATAAAGATTTTACAGAATATGGATGGATGTGTGCCGAAAATTGCCACAAAATATATGCGGGGGCAGACAAATACACGGACCATCAGGTAGTAATTACCACTTGGCAATCGATCTATAAAGAACCGCGTAAGTGGTTTGATAGGTTCGACGTAATTATCGGTGACGAGGCACACCTTTTCAAAGCTAAATCTTTGACTTCTTTGATGGGCAAACTTCATGCCTGTAAGTATCGCATTGGTTTCACTGGTACATTAGATGGTGCAAACGTCAACCAGTTGGTTCTGGAAGGTGTATTCGGTAGATGCTCTCAGGTTACAAGAACTAATCAATTGATGGCAGCGGGTCACGTTGCCAAGTTGAAAGTAAAGATAGTGCTGCTCAAGCACGAGGAACAACTGTTTGAAGGTTATCAAGATGAGATCGGATATCTAGTAGATCACACGGGTAGAAATAAATTCATTCGCAACTTAGCGTGCGATCTCAAAGGAAATACGTTAGTGCTCTTTAACTATGTAGAAAGGCACGGTGTCCCTCTTTACGAGATGATAAATAGTCACACGGACAGACCAGTACATTTTGTACATGGTGGTGTCGATGTTGATGACCGTGAAGACATCCGATTACTTACTGAGCAGTCGGACAATGCCATTATCGTTGCTTCATATGGTACTTTCTCTACTGGTATCAATATTAAAAGATTACATAACGTTATTTTCGCTAGTCCTTCTAAGTCCCGAGTGAGGAACCTTCAATCTATTGGTCGTGTTCTGAGGAAAGGCGAAAACAAATCACAAGCAACATTATATGATATTGCGGATGACATCTCCACAGACAGAGGTAATAACTATACCCTCAATCATTTGATGGAAAGAGTCAAGGTATATAACGAAGAAAAATTTCAGTATGAAATCATAGATGTAAAACTAAAAGCTTATGATTAACTACGCAAGACACGACGAAGAATTTTACGGGATATTTAAACTCGTTAGTGGGGATGAAGTCCTAGGTAAAGCAGTGCTGACAGAAGATGATGGACAGACTCTTGTCTTCATCCAAGATCCTGTGTGTACTCAGATCATCCATAAGGAAACCGAAGACGGTCGCACCGTCAGAGGAATGGGGTTTGCAAAGTGGATGCAATTTTCTGATGAAGACTTCTTTATTCTTCCTGAGAAAGATATCATTACTGTCACTTCTATGAGCAAAGAAGTTTCATACATGTATCAAGCATTTATTATGGGAGAAGATGTTGGAAAAAAGAATAGTACCCGTATTGACCTACAAAAAGAGATGGGTCATTTGGGTACAACAAAAGATGCACGCTCCCTGTTAGAAAAGATCTATAAGTCTTCACCAGATATTACTAAGTAATAGATATAGTATTTCTGAACCTCTCACAAGGTTATTCTACAGGTACTTGACGTTCTTGTCAAGTGTGTTATAATGTACATAAAGCGAGACGCGAAATGAGAACTGTCAAAAAACAAAAACAACATTACGTTGATAACCAAGAGTTTCTTGCTGCTATCGTCAAGTATAAAGAGAAAGTCTTTATTGCTGCCTGCAAGGAAATTGACGGTCTCGCAGAAATGGATAGAGATGAGCAATTTAATATTTTAAAGAACTGGGAGTCCCCTAATAAACCGAGGGTAAATAACTACATTGGAAGTTGCTTCTTGAAGATTGCTACTCACCTTTCATATCGTCCTAACTTCATTAACTATATGTACAAGGATGACATGGTATGTGATGGCATAGAGAACTGCATTCAATACATTGATAACTTCGATCCAGCAAAATCTAAGAACCCTTTTGCATACTTTACACAGATTGTGTACTATGCCTTCCTTAGAAGGATTCAAAAAGAGAAAAGGCAAATGGAGATCAAGGATAAGATTTTGGAGAAGTCTGGATACGATCACGTCTTCACAGTTGACGGTGACACGGATTCAGGATATAATCAGATCAAGTCCCGCGTAGAGATGAACTCCAAACGATGACCCAAAAAACAGACCGAGAAAGACTGCAAGAAGCAATCGAAAGAGACAATGCTTGCAGAGACGACAATGAGCGCGGTTACTGGCGCAAACGACTTCGTGATTTAGAACAAGGTAAGAATGAAGATCCTACTGATAACTGATCAGCACTTTGGTGTCCGAAACGACAACGTACATTTCTTAGATCATTATCGTAAATTTTACGGTGATGTAGTTCTACCTTATATCAAGAAGTATGGTATCGAGCACGTCATATGCTTGGGAGATACTTTTGATAAGCGAAGATCAATCAATTTTATGTCGCTGGAAGCAGCGAAAGATATGTGGTTTGATCCTCTCGCTAAGTTAGGTGTCCAAATGCATATGTTAGTAGGCAACCATGATATCTACTACAAGAACACTTTACGAGTTAACGCCCCAGGTGAGTTACTTGAGGGATACAGAAACATCAGTCTCTATACTGAACCTACTACCATTACTATCGGTGGTGTTTCTGTACTTCTTCTTCCTTGGATATGTGACGAGAACTACGAACATACCCTCAGAACTGTATCAGAAAGTGATGCTACTGTCTGTATGGGGCATCTTGAGCTTAATGGGTTTGAAGCTCACCCTGGTCATGTAATGGATCGTGGTATGGATCCTAGTCATTTCTCTAAGTTCAAGAAAGTGTTCTCAGGACACTATCATATGAAGTCCTCTAAGGGCAACATTAATTATCTGGGTAACCCCTATCAGTTGTATTGGAATGACTATGGATGTAAAAGAGGATTCCACATCTTCGATACTGAAAGTCTTAGGACAACTTTTTACAGGAACCCTTTTGACATTTTTCATAAGCTCTATTATAATAATGGAGTTGTATTACCAGATGAGACCGAACTCAAAGGAGCATTTGTCAAACTAATCGTAGAAGAGAAGGGCGACTATGCAAAGTTTGACTATGCAGTCAAGCAACTTCAAGATATGTCTCTTGGTGATCTTAAGATTGTAGAAGATCTCAGCGTTGAATCCTCATCAGATTCGGTTCTGGAATCCGAAGATACAATGACTCTCTTAGACAACTACATAGATGAAATAGATCTAAAAGTTGATAAGTCAAACGTCAAATCTGTAATGAGATCACTGTACATGGAAGCATCCGAACTCTAATGTTTGTATTAACCGACAAGAAAACAGGTGGCATTTATGCAGTCAACAGCAAAGATTTATCAAAGACAGTCACAGTCTTTGAAGATTCTGACGACGCCGAAAGATATGTTGGACTATTGCAAGCAGATGATTATGATGAAGAATTAGAAGTTATGGAAGTGGACCAAGAAGTTATTGCTATCAATTGCAATACCTACGGTTACACTTATTCTGTTGTTAAAAAAGACGATCTTATTGTTCCCCCGTAATGATTACATTTGAGACTATCCGCTGGAAGAATTTTTTATCTACAGGTGACCAGTGGACAGAGATTGATTTTTGCGAATCACCATCAACATTGATTGTTGGAGACAATGGCGCAGGGAAGTCCACTATGTTGGACGCCCTGTGTTTTGCTTTGTTCAACAAACCGTTCAGAAAGATCAACAAAAGTCAACTGGTAAACAGTATCAATGAGAAGGGCACGAAAGTAGAAGTGTGTTTCTCTATTGGCAAAGATGAGTATCGTGTATTCAGGGGAATCAAACCCAATGTATTTGAACTTTATAAGAATCATAAACTGGTTGACCAGGACGCTGCCGTCAAGGACACGCAGAAATACTTGGAGCAGTCAATCCTCAAACTCAATTTCAAAAGTTTTACTCAAGTTGTCATACTGGGATCATCAACTTTTGTCCCCTTCATGCAACTCCAAGCATCTCACCGACGAGAAGTTATTGAAGATCTACTTGATATCAACATCTTCTCAAACATGAATGCATTGTTGAAGGATAGAGTTCGTTCTACCCAACAGCAACAAAATGATTGTGGACATATGCTTCGTCTGTCTTCAGAGAAGTTGACTTCTCAAAATAGATTGATCTCATCTCTACAAGAAGTAAATGAGAATCGTCAGGAAGAAAGACGACAGAGGATTCAAACTAATGAACAGAAGATTGAAGATGCGTCACTCCGTCACCAGAAACTCAAGGATGATATTGTCATCCTAGAAGAACAGATTGGCGACACAGAATCTCAGAGGAAGTTTGTTCGTAAACTTCGTCAAGGTCAGGCAGATAAAAAGTCTGAACTCAAGTTGATCTCTAAAGATCTGAAGTTCTTCAAAGATAATCACAGTTGTCCTACCTGTACTCAGGAGATCAGTAAAAACTTCAAAGAAGATCAGGTCAAGACCTTGACTAAGTGGGGTAAGAATCTTGCTACTGAAATCGAAGGATATTCTGAAGATATTGCTGAAGCAGTAGAAGTCATCACTAAAATGGAAGAAGTCTCTGCTAAACTGTATGAGACTCGTAGTGATGCAACTGCGGCTGAACGAGAGGTTGTTCGTCTGGAGATGGAGAACCTTGAGATCAACAAACAGATTCTAGAACTGCAAGACAGACCTAGTATCATTGAACATGAAAAGATCCTTGAAACACTAACGAAGGAACATCAAAAGACTGAAAAAGACTGTGCTGCAGTTAGTCAGCAACTTGATGAGTATCAGGTTGTGTCTACTCTGCTGAAAGACTCTGGCATCAAACGTCAGATTATCAAAAAATATGTACCTGTCTTTAATCAACTGATTAATAAATACCTTCAATCGATGGACTTCTTTGTTAACTTCACGCTAGACGAAGAGTTTGGAGAGGTTATTAAAAGTCGTTTTAGGGATGAATTTTCATATGCATCTTTCTCTGAGGGAGAGAAACAAAAGATTGACCTCGCATTGCTGTTTACTTGGCGCGAAGTCGCTAGGATGAAGAACAGTGTTGCCACCAACTTACTCATACTTGACGAGGTATTTGATTCATCTTTGGACTCGTCAGGCACTGCTGAACTTCTGCAAATTCTTCGCAGTCTCGGCAACGGTACTAATGTCTTTGTTATATCTCACAAAGGGGATATTCTAGTAGACAAGTTCCTCAGGACCATCAAGTTTGAAAAAGTCAATGACTTTTCTAAGATGTCTGATGAGTCCTAAATAAAATTACTCAAACCTTACATCATGGATTACAAACCATATTCGCCTGAGTGGCACCGTAAAAGGTATCTCAAGGAAGCACTTGATATGTACCTCGATGACTATGTGTCTAATGAAGTGATTCGTGATGACATTTTAGATATTCTCGAAGCACGTTCTGATTCAGCATATGCTGACTGGAACAAAACTGAGGAGTTGACATCGATGTTAGAATCTAAATAACACTGTATCTGGTGTAGGTTTATGCTCTCGACTGCGTATCGACTCCGTTTGGAGTCCATCTGTGCGTGTATCGCTAAGAACGAAGAAGTCCCCCTAGAGGACATGATCTGGGCAGAAAAACTAGCAAAGTCCCATACGCTTGCTAGAGATTGGTTGAACAAGGCAAGACGCCAAGCCGCAAACCCTGATATGAGAGAGGGTAGTATGGATGATTTTATGAATAGGATGGGACTAGGTGACCCCGACCCATCCAATCACAGAACGGGGTTCACTGGAGCTGATGAAATTGTAGATTGGTTCCAACGCGATAAACCTGACGATTGGAGACAACGTGATTGAGATTACTCCTGAAACATACGAAAAGATGAATGAGGAGTTTGAGGAGGAAGGTCTTCCTTTCCGAATTAAAGTTCCTACACAAGAAGAAATCGACGATTGGAGACAACGTGACTAATGGAAGCAATTATTTACAGTAACGGCAATCAGGAATGTGAGCGAGCTGTTAATTTGATGAGAGCAGTTCACAGTAATGTTATTGTCTATCATCTCGGAAAGCATTTTGAAAAGCACGAGTTTGAAATGGAGTTTGGTGGTGATGCACACTACCCTCAGATTGCAATGGGTCCAAGGCATATTGGTGGACTGAAAGAAACCCTAAACTATATGAATCAGAAAGGAATGTTTGTGTGAAAAAGATTTGGGACATATGGAAGTATAGTTTAGGTAGTTTCAGTGACGACAAGACAGCTCCTTATGATAATTACGTTGCTCTCATACGCACCAGTATTTTTATTAGTTACATGGTCACTAACGCTTTCATCATATCTGGAGTGGTGAGGCATTGGGACAGTAACAAAACTGTCACCCCGTCACCTTGTCACCTGGAAAAGTCTGCTATAATATAAGGGTACTCAAGAAAAACGGATGAACACACAAGAAGTCAAAGGCACCCTCGCTAAACTGCTCGCAACTGAGAATCTTACTGTGGAGCATCGGAAAGTGAGCACTGCCTGCTTCGACGTGGAGAAGCGACTCCTCATCCTGCCCATCTGGAAGACTGCTTCCAACACTGTCTACGATCTCCTAGTGGGACATGAAGTTGGGCACGCTCTGTATACTCCTAACGAATCCTTTGGTGATGCACCTAGGTCATTTGTGAATGTTCTGGAGGATGCACGCATTGAGCGTATGATGAAGGTCACTTATCCTGGTCTTCGCCGTTCTTTCTTTGATGGGTACAGTGAACTGTGGGATCAAGACTTCTTCGGTGTGAAGGACGAAGATCCTGCAGACCTATCATTCATCGACCGTATCAACCTTTACTTCAAAGGCAACCCCAATCTTCCTTTCTCTGACGTTGAAATGGAGTGGGTTGATCGTGTCGCTAACACCAAGACCTTTGCTGAGGTCAAGCAACTCGCAAAGGAACTCTACGATTACTGTGCTGAGCAACAGGAGCAGAAAGAATCTGAACCTATGCCTGCTATGCCATCACCTGATGGAACTCAGACTCCTGATGAGCAAGAGGAAGTTGATCCTGTTACTGATGAGAAAGAGTCTGAAACTGAAAGCACCGATGACGGAGAATCTGAGCAGCAAACTGAATCTGATTCTGATTCTGATGACGCACAACTTGATGTGCCTTCCTATCAAGGAGGAGGAGAGACTGATGAAACTGAGTGTGTGACTGATGAAGCACTTGCTCAAGCATTGGAAACTCTAATTGATGACAATGCTAAAGAGTGGGTGTATCTTACTGTTCCTACTCCTGATATCGATAACATTATCGTTCCATACAAAGAAGTTCAAACCGATCTCCAACAATTCTTCTATGAAGGTGCTCATCATGATGATGCAGACAAAGAGTATTGGGAGAAGAACATTCAATATGGAGTCTCTCACTACGAGAGTTTCAAGAAAGACACTCAGAAGACTGTCAACTATCTGTGTAAGCAGTTTGAAATGAAGAAGTCTGCAGACGAATATCGTCGTGCTGCAACTGCTAGGACTGGTGTTCTTGACACTAACAAACTGCACACTTACAAGTACAATGATGACATCTTCAAGAAGACTACTGTTGTTCCTGAAGGTAAGAATCACGGTCTTGTGATGCATCTTGACTGGTCTGGTTCTATGGGTAATCAACTCCTAGACACTCTGAAGCAAACCTACAATCTAATCTGGTTCTGTAAAAAAGTTGGTATTCCGTTCAGGGTGTTTGCTTTCCAGTCTGGTTATGGTATGGATCGCAGGCGTGAGGGTGATGATATTACCCAGAAAGAAAATGAACTTGGTGTCTTCGATGACTTTACTTTGTTTGAGTTCTTCTCTTCAAGGCAGAACAAGCAATCTCTAGAGAAGTCTATGCAACTTGTGTATCTTCAGGTGTTTGCTATGAACGGATATCGTTTGCGTTCCTGCACAAGGTATGCTCTCGGTGGCACTCCTCTTGCTGAAGCAGTCTATTGCACTCGTCAGATTGTCGCACAGATGAAGAAGGTTGAGCGAGTCAGCAAAGTGAATGTTATTTGTCTCACAGACGGTGAAGCAAATCCTATCAGTTACGTCGAACATCTTTCTGAAGATCGTCGTTATTATGGTAGTGAATATAAATATACCTACCTTTGCCATGCTCGTGGTAAAGTATTCTTCCTTCGCGATCCTAAGACTGGATACACTCGTAAAATCTCAAGCAGTGCTTATGAAACTACAAAGGAGATCGTATCCTTCTATCGCGAAATCACTGATTACAATTGGGTAGGTATTCGTATTTGCAGCAAAGCAGAACTGACTCGTCTTGTTCGTGAGTTTGCATTCGATGAAATCGAATCTATTGATAAGCAGTGGAGAAAAGAACGCTTCGCTTCTATCAAAAACAAAGTTGGATTTACTCAGTCTTTCTATATGCCAAATCAAGGCACTGGTGCTGGAACTCAAAATCTTAATGTCAAACAGAAGAATGAAGTTGCAACCAGAGCAGAACTTACCAGGGCATTCAAGAAACATATGGGTTCTAAGATGACAAACAAAACTATCCTCAATGCATTCATTGAGCAAATCGCATGAAGTGTAAAGTTCAACTCTACATCGCTGGCACAGTCTTTGATGAGATTGTAATTGCTAGAGACTACGAACACGCTAGGGAAATTGCTCTAGCACGAAACCCTGGGGCAACCCTTATGGGTGTGACAGCAGTGTTCGATTAAATAACTGTCCTAGACCTGGCACATCGCTGGGTCTTTCTGCTATAATAACTGTATACAAAACAAACAAACCAATGCCTTTTGCTCCAAACCCCGTGACAACCGAAGATCTTGTTCAGTATCTGACTGAGCACGTTGGATCTGAGGTGGGTTGTGCCAACATCCGTGAAGCAGCGATGCAGTTGAACGTATCTTACGCTACTGCATGCAAGCGTCTTAAGTCTTATAAATCAGGTACAGGTGTCTGGAACCTTACTGCTCAAGAAATTCAGCAGGCATACGAAGCACCTTCTGCAACATCCGCTGTAAATTACATCCCAGAAAAAGATGATTCCTTCGTCCAGTTTGGTAACTTTCAGTCTGTTAAAAAGATTATTGCTTCCCGTAAATTCTACCCTGCATTTATCACGGGTCTCTCGGGCAATGGTAAAACGCTCTCTGTCGAACAAGCGTGTGCAGCAAGTAAGCGAGAATTGATCCGTGTCAACATCACCATCGAAACAGACGAAGATGATCTTATTGGCGGGTTCCGTCTTGTTGATGGTGATACTGTGTGGCACAATGGTCCTGTCATCGAAGCTTTGGAGAGGGGAGCTGTACTTCTTCTAGATGAGATCGACCTTGCTTCTAACAAGATTCTGTGTCTGCAATCCGTACTTGAAGGCAAGGGAGTATTCCTTAAGAAGATTGGTAAATATATTCGCCCCACGGATGGATTCAATGTTATTGCAACTGCAAATACTAAAGGTAAAGGCAGCGATGACGGTCGCTTTGTTGGAACCAATATTCTCAACGAAGCGTTCCTTGAGCGTTTCCCTGTAACCTTCGAGCAAGATTATCCTGCTGCTACTGTTGAGACTAAGATTCTCATGAATGTAGGATGTGATCAAGAGTTTGCTGATAACCTTGTCAAGTGGGCAGGTGTGATCCGTAAGACTTTCTTTGACGGTGGAGTTGATGAGGTCATCACCACTCGTCGTCTGGTTCACATCGTTCAGGCATATCAAATCTTCGGTGATCGTATTGACGCTATCACCAAGTGTGTCAATCGTTTCGATGATGACACCAAACAATCCTTCCTTGACCTCTACACTAAGGTTGACGCAGGAGACGATTCAGAGTACAATAATGGGGATGAACCCTTTTGATTATGAAATACAATGAAGAGGCACTCCTGAAGGAGTTGAAAGATTACATCGCGGGCACATACAATCAGCACTATGCAACTGATAAGATTCAGACGCTAGACCTGATTGATGCCTGTGGCGATGCTGAGGCGTTCTGCAGATCAAACATTCTGAAGTATGCCTCTCGTTACGATAAGAAGGGCACTGCCCGTCGTGACATTATTAAGATCCTACATTATGGATTGTTGCTGCTTTACTTCAGCGACCAAAGTTCAAACCGTGAAGAGTATCCTCAATGACAGTAATTTCCAAGTCCACCGTTGAAGTCCTTAAGAACTTTTGTTCAATCAACAAATCGATCGTTATCAAACCTGGCAATCAAGTTGCTACTCTCAGCATCAATAAGAACATTCTTGCTATCGCTGACGTTGAAGAGTCCTTTGATTCGCAGATTTCTATTTACGATCTGGGTGTATTCCTTGGCGGTCTGTCTCTCTTTGATTCGCCAAAGATCGATACTTCCCAGTCCAATTACGTCACTGTAAGTGATGAGCGTGGTCGTTCTAAGACTCGTTTCTTCTATGCAGATCCCGATGTCATTGTTCAACCTCCTGAGAAATCAATCACTCTTCCTTCTATTGATGTTGATTTTGCTCTGAGTGCTGATATTCTGCAGCAACTTCAACGTGCTGCTGCTGTGTATCAACTTCCTGATCTGTGTCTGTATGGTCACGAAGGTGCTGCACAAATCATGGTGACAGACAAGAAGAATGATACTTCTAACAGTTACTCTGTTGAACTTCCTGATGCTGTGATCGGTGATGAAGAGTTCTGCTTCTGCTTCAAGGTTGAGAACCTGAAGTTGCTGCCAGGCAGTTATCACGTTATGATCAGTAAGCAAAACGTTGCCGAGTTCCGTGGCGACGGTATCAAATACTTCATTGCACTCGAACCTAACAACTGATGAATGATTTTTTATGGGTTGAGAAGTATCGTCCTCAGAAAGTTGAGGACTGCATACTTCCTGCCAGTGTGAAACAAACCTTCCAGAGTTTCATTGACCAGGGCGAGATTCCTAATCTTCTCCTGTCTGGAACTGCTGGTGTAGGTAAGACGACTATTGCGAAAGCACTATGTCATGAACTAGGAGCAGATTACTATGTTATCAATGGGTCCGATGAAGGTCGATTCTTGGACACTGTACGCAATCAGGCAAAATCCTTTGCTTCTACTGTGTCTCTCACTGCTAATGCTAAGCACAAGGTTCTTATCATTGATGAGGCAGACAATACGACGCCCGACGTACAACTACTCCTTAGGGCATCGATCGAAGAGTTTCAGAAAAACTGTCGTTTTATCTTTACCTGTAACTTCAAGAACAAGATAATCGAACCTCTACATAGTAGAACAACCGTTGTTGAGTTCAATGTTCGTGGACAAACTAAGCAAGAGTTGGCAGGCGCTTTCTTCAATCGTTGCCGAGATATCCTCCAACGCGAAGAGGTCTCCTTCCAACCTAGAGTTGTGGCAGAAGTCGTTCAGAAATACTTCCCCGACTTCCGAAGAACCCTCAATGAACTCCAACGATATGCGAGCACAGGGTCTATTGATACTGGCATTCTGGCGACGTTAGGTGATGCTAATGTAGACAGTCTTGTAGAAGCATTGAAGAACAAGAGGTTCAACGATGTGAAGAAGTGGGTGACACAGAACCTTGATTCTGATCCTACATCAATCATGCGTAAACTGTATGATAACTTGACTGGTGTAATGGATGGTCCTAGTGTCGCTGCTGCTGTTCTGATTATTGCTGAGTATCAATACAAGTCTGCATTTGTTGTAGACCAGGAAATCAATCTACTCGCTTGTCTTACTCAACTAATGCTGGAGTGTAATTTCAAATGATTGAGTTTCTTATTGCCTGTTCTCCTGCTATTTCTCTACCTGGTATGGGTCCTCCACCAAC